CGTCCCTTCCACAGCTTTGACATATCCTCCCGGTATATGATGAAAACAAATACCGGGAGGATATGTCAAAGCTGTGGAAGGGACGGGAGTAGACGTGAGAGTCCGCTGCCTCCTGGTCATGATGGAATCACATGCCTGGCATGTCGTAGGGTGATGAGTATGTGTAGGTGTAAAACTGTGAGGGTTGAGGGTGGATGATACGCTGTTTGATATGAGTGAATTTGAGGGGCCGGGGAAGAGCCGGAAGGCGCCGGAGAGTCCGGCCCAAAAACGGCTGTGTGAGATCCGGGACATGAAGGACCGGGATTTTCGGAATTTGCAAAATAAGTTGAACAGCGGAAAACCCCTGACAACGGCGGAGGCAAAAAGATTAGAGGAATATCAGTATGGGTATGAGACCGAGGCGGGAACGAACCTGCCGGATAATATGGTCAGGACCGGAAAGGAGGTTGCCGCTTATTTTGGCAAACATATCAGGACAATCCGTAACTGGACGGGCCGCGGTATGCCTCAGATGCCCGATGGTTATGACATTAAAAAAATTGAGCAGTGGGCCTTGCGGGAAGGTCTGCTTAAACAACCGGTGAACGGAAGGAAGGGGGAGGGAGGTAAGGGCGGAAACGGAGAAACGGGGACGGGGGGCCCATGTGATGGGGAAAACCGGGGATCCGGGGAAATGGGAGGTGATGAAGGGTCACCCGATGTGGTGAAGGATCGGGCGTATTATGAAGAGCAGATAAAAAAACTGGATATGGCCCTCAAAGGGATTAAGCTCCAGAAAGAGCGGGGTGAATTGGTTGCAAGGTCGGATATTGCGAAAGAATGGACGGCCAGGGCCACGGAGTACGCGAACTCTTTGGATTATATGGAGACCCGGTTCCCTCCTCTGCTTGAAGGGAAGAGTCGGAGTGAGATGCGGGTGATCATCCATAACGAGTGCCGGCGGATTAAAGAAAGTCTGTTCAGGACCGGGACGTTTTGCCCGGCTGTTTGATTTTAAATAAAGAGGGTTTTGGGTGATGCAGGCTAAATTAAAATATGGAAAAAAACAAGATATCTACGATTTAGGATCGGTAAAAAAAGATGAACGAAACGGCGGTTAACTGGTTTCCGGAGGAGAGGGAGGCGATACGGCCACCTGAGGAGATATTGATATCTCAGTGGATGGGTGAGAATATCGTATTGGGTCAGCACTCCGCTATTAAGGGACCGTATAACCTGGATATGGTGCCTATCCTGAAATCGGTGATAGATGCCTGCCAGGACTGGGACACGGATGAGGTTGTGTTCTGTAAGCCGGCCCAGTACGGCGGCACTACCGGGCTTTTGGGTGTGATCACGTATTTTGCGGCCGAGGAGTCGGCGCCAGTGATGGTGGTATTGGCCGATCAGTTGACCTCGCAGTATATTAACACTAAGCGTCTCAAGGGTATATTCCGGGATTCGTCCACACTCAAGCACCTGTACGATCCAAACGAATTTTCCCGAAACGAAATCAGCCTTCCGAACGGCGGCTATATCACCCTGGCATGGGCAAGCAGTATCGCCATGCTTGCCACCCGTGATATCAGGATTGTGTACGGTGATGAGATAGATAAGCCCGGCTATAATGTCACAACCGAAGAGGCGGATGCCCTCTCTTTAATGCGAGAACGGACCGAGAGTTATCCTGAAGGATATTATAAACATATATTCTCTTCCACGCCTACAACTGAGGATGGGAATATCACGAAGGAGATGAACACATGCGATATTATCTATGACCGGCATGTGCCCTGCCCGCATTGCGGACATATGCAGCCCTTGCGCTGGTCGGCTAAATATATGTTCGGGTTTGAGGATGGCATGTACCGGGCGGAGGACGGGGTAATGCACAAAATAGGCGGCGTGGTATGGGACGGGGGCCGGGAGGCCACAAAAGAGCAGATCCGCGAGACGGCCCGGTATGCGTGCGGTGAATGCGGGGTCTTATGGTCTACGCAGGAAAAAAACGAGGCGGTGAGCGCGGGCCGGGAGGTGGGCAGGACCGAGCCGACCGGGTGTGACCGGAAAAAGGGATATCATGCCAACAGAATTTATTCACTTTTTGACGGCGGGAATTTAGATAAACTGGTTCAGCGGTGGGTGGATATTTTTAAATTTTCAGGGATAAAGAGACATAAAAAGCTCCAGGGGTTTATAAATTCCACGTTGGCCGAGCCGTACAAACAGATAGTTGTGTCATCATCAAAACTGACAATACTCAAGGCCCGGTGTGAGCTTTTACCCCAGACCGTGCCCGTGGATGCCGTGGCCCTTACCGCGGGTGTGGATGTTCAGAAACACGGATTCTGGTTTGCGGTCCGGGCATGGGCCAGGGATTATATTTCATGGCTTATACATTACGGTTTTTTGGGCACATGGGAAGAGGTGGAGCAGCTCCTTTTTGAATCGCAATATCCGATAGTGGAGTCCGATACGAGTATGCGTATATGGCGGGCCGCCGTGGATACGGGCGGGGGCGTGGCCGAGTCGGGTCTGAGTATGACGGAAGAGACCTACTGGTGGTTACGCAAAAACGGGACGGGCCGGGGTTGCAGGGTGTGGGGTACTAAGGGATCGAGCAGGCCTTTGGCGGGAAAGATCCACATGGGGAAACCCCTGGATAAGACGCCTTCAGGCAAGGCCATACCCGGGGGGCTGCAGATAATTTTGTTAGACACGAACGATCTGAAAGATATGGTCACATACAGGTTGGGGCAGGCCGTGGAACAAGGACCCATGGCCGCTTATCTGCATGCGAAAACAGATGATCGTTACGCCCGGCAGATATTGGCCGAACAGAAACAGAGATCCGCGAAGGGGGTTGAGGAGTGGGTGCAAGTGGGCACGGATAATCATCTGTTTGACTGCGAGGTGATGTGTCAGGCCGTGGCAGAGCCTGAGTGGCCGGGGGGCGGGGTGAATCTGATAAGATCGCCGCTTAGAATAGTGGACGGAATCGGGGACGGGGGGAAGCGGGGAAACGGGGAAAAAGCAAAAGCGGTGAAGCCGCCGGGGGGTAACTGGCAACAGAGGGGGGCGTTTAAGAGACCAGGGTGGCTGAACAGATGACAGAGGGCAGAGGACAGAAACGAAAAACGACAGAAAAGGAGACACACATGCAGGATAAAAGATTGGCGGAAATAGTGGGGATGACGTGGCGGGATATGATGAATCTGGCTGATGAGTGTCTGGGGCCGGATGAGGAGAGGATTGAATCCGGGATTATCGCGGCCAGGGAGTACGGGCCGGATGAGGCGTGGAAGATGTTTGTTGCGGCAAAGCTTTTATCTTCCGGGATCGTGACACGTAATGAGATGGTGAAGTTGTTTTCCAAAATACCGGGTGTCAACGGTCAGAAGCACTGGAGGATTAAGGGCGCTGGTTTTGTAACGGTAACCGTTAGTCTTGTGAAGCTGAGGAAAAAATATCTCGAAACCATTACGGTGAAAAGATAGTCCATGGCGGGGGTCTTTACCCAAAATAAACTCTTGAAATCCGGTCAGGAAATCATGGATAAATATGGTTTTTCAAGACCGGCATTCGAGAAATTTCTTGGCATGGGTTTGCCCGCACGGCTGATAGATGGTAAATGGTATGCCCATGTGGATAATATCGACGACTTTTTCAGGGATTTGACGCGGGTTTCGACTTGTGGTAAAATCAAAGAAAAGGCGGAGGACGGAATCGGAGAAAGGGCGAAAAGGTAGGGTTAAATGGATAAAATAGAAATTATCGCAAAATTTTTAGAAGATGAGGTGCGGAGAGACGAAGCTGAGGCAAAAAGGGTTCCGACTCTATCACGATTGCCAAAGGACGTTAAAACATGGATCGGTTGGAAAGGGCCTGCCAAAAAATTATTGAAACTTATATCAAAAAAAACAGATTTGATTTCTATGGTGCGATTGGTGAAGCTTGCAGCCAAATATCAAGATAGTGTCCCAAATGATCTAAAAATGTAAACAGTTAACAAAATCATAGGGGAAATTATGAAATTTTGTGACAATAGTGCATGTCCGAATTGTGTTGAAGTTACCTCTGACTTTGCCTTGCGGGGGCAAATGGAGGTGGAAGTAAATAACAAACTGTTGCTTGTCCACCAAAACGATTATGTTTTTTCCAACGGTGAAAAAATACATTTGTGTGATTGGTGTAAAGAGGCGGTTGAATTGACTTCTGTGGGCCACAAGCTTTGAGGTTTTATCATGATATATCAAACGGGGGATGGACGGTTGAAAATTAAGCAAAAAGAGATGGGTGATGAGGTTAACCCTGCTATTGGCCTGGCATTGCGGGATCTTATAGAAAAAGTAGGTTATCAAAAAGCCTTAAAAGCTTTAACGGCGCCGCCAAAGAAAGCAGCCGTGTCAATGAAAGAATTTGGAGTGTCTGTCCAACAATGTGGATACTTAGGGGTTATTTGTTTTAAGATAGAGTTTTTAACTTTGCGTATTTTGCGCCTTTTCGCGGCAATCTCTTTTGAAGGCCTCTCCGCTCAAGCGGAGGGGCCTTTTTTTGCCTGCCTTTAATTTTCTTATCTGCGTTCATCCGTGTAAATCTGTGTCCCTGATTTTTCCTGTCAAGGTAATTCTCATGTCATAAATACGTATTTCTCATGTCATCCTCATATACGTTTTCGGTTTTGCCTAAAATCCCATGATATATTTTCTGTCATCATTACTACCTCCTTATCGATAGGGGCCGGTCGGATCGGGCCGGCCGGTCCCGCCTACCTTAAGACTGGATTCCGGCGTGCGCCGGAATGACGGGCAAGGGGACCCTTTTTATGGCACTCAAAACCACATTAGAACAATTGGAGGAAGTTCAGACGGCTATTACCGCGGTCATGTCCGGGCAGGATGTGACAATGGGCGGTAAACGGGTGGCCAGGGCTGACCTCGATGCGCTCCATAAAAGGGAAGAGGTTTTGCTCTCCCGGTATAAGACCGAGACCGGCACGGGCGGGCTTTCGGTGAATGTGATGATACCAAAGAGACTGTAAAGGGGACAATGGGACACAGATTTACGCAGATAAGGGCGGATAAAGAATAAATAAAATAAAAGCAAAAAACTGAACCGTAAACATTTACCCGCCGTTAGTGTGGCGGGGGCTTTTTTTATTTTTTATTTTTAATTTTTTAATCTGTGTCATCCGTTTTGATCCGTGTCCAATATAAAACCGTGGCCAATATAAAATATGGAAACTGACCTGCAGATAAGAGAAAATCTTTTTACTAAGGCAATCGGGGCTTTGATGGCGGCCGGTCAAAAGCGGTCGGCGGTGCTTTATGATGCCCGGGGGAATGTACTTCCTCCGTCCCGGTCCGCGGGACCGTATCAGTATCAGCGGACGGCGGGTAAGAGGGAGGGGTCCCTGACAAACTGGATCCCGAGACGGCTTTTCTCTCATCAGCAGGAAAGTATGCAGCGTGAGCGGATTGTCGAGCGGTCCATTGACTTGACAAATAATGATCCGCATGCCGCCGGTATTGTCAATTCGTTTGCAACTACTATTGTGGGTTCCGGGTTGCAGCCCCAGCCGTCTCTTGATGCCGATGTTTTAGGTATGGAAAAGGAAGAGGTCCGGCGGTTGCAGCAACAGCAGCGGGCCATATACGCGGCATGGTCTCCCCATGCGGATGCCGGGGGCCGCATGACGGACGGGGCCATACAGTTTCTTTTGCAGTGCTGTATGCTGCGCTTCGGCGAGTTTTTGATATTACTCCCCATGAAAAAAGACAAGGACCGGACCGGCCCCTATTCATTGGCCGTTCAGGTCATACACCCCCTGCGTCTCAAGACACCTACCGATCTGACGCAAAACAAAAAAATAAGAGACGGCGTGGAATTGGGCGAATACGGGGATCCGGTTGCCTACTGGATAAAAAAAGCCGATGGTTCCACGTCTCTTTACTCACCTGATACGTCAAGCAATTTTATGAGAATTCCCGCAAAAAAGGGGCACAGGTGGAACGTGCGGCACTGCTTTATCCAGGATGATCCGGATATGGTGCGGGGTATGCCTTTTTTTGCGCCTGCCATGAAGTTTTTCAGGGACCTTAATGATTATTTAGATGCGGAGCTGGTTGCCAATGTCGTAACCGCGGCATATGCCCTTTTTATTGAAACCGGCGCCAGCGAGCCGTGGGAAACTGCCGAGGGTATGGCAAATGGTGACAACGATCAGACCGGGGTTGACCGGGTGCGCTATGAAGAGGTTATACCCGGATCTGTCTTATATGGCTCAAGAGGGCAGAAACCCCATGCCATAGGAAACACCCGGCCGGGTACTACGTTTCAGGTTTTTGTAAAGGAGATAAAAAAGGCGCTGGCCATGAGTCTCGGTATGCCCTATGTGACATTGTTCAAAGATGTAGAGGACACAAACTACGCGGGGTTTCGTTCGGCAATGCTGGATGCGTGGCGGGTATTCACCCAGCGCCGGGCCTGGTTGGGTACAAACTACTGTCAGCCCGTGCGGACGATGGTCATTGAAGAGGCGTTTTTGCGGGGGCACATGGACGCCCCCGATTTTTACGAGCGTATGTATTTTTACACGGTTTGCAACTGGGTGGGAACTCCCAAGGGGAACATCGAGCCGGCGAACAGGGAAACGGTGAATGGCGAACAACTCTGGATCGGTTGGAAGAGGAAAAACGGGATCTGGAGGACAAGGGCCTGGATCCTAACCCGGATACCAAGATGGATACAGCGGCAAAGGAGGATAAAACCGATGAACCTGATTGATGTGGTACAGGGGCAGAGCTGGGCCATTATACCGGAAGATCTGGACGCCATACATAATGTCCTCTGGAATCACTTACAGGGAAACAAGATCGACCTGGAGGCATTAGAGGCCCAGTTGGGCCGGCGGCTGGAAAATAGTTATGACGTGACGATCATGGATAACGGCCTGGCCATTATTCCGATGACGGGAATTTTGGCTAAACGTATGAATATGCTCATGGCCATATCCGGAGGAACATCTACTGAACTTGTAGCGAGGGATTTTCAATTAGCCTTGGAGGATAAGGATATCCGGGCTATTGTCATTAAAAACGACAGCCCGGGCGGGACCGTGGATGGTGCAGAGACCTTGGGTGATCTGATTTATAACTCCCGGGGCATCAAACCGGTTGTGACTTTTGTTGATGGCACTGCCGCTTCAGCCGCATTCTGGATTGGATCCGGGGCGGACAGAATCATTATAGAGGAGACCGGACGGGCGGGCAGCATCGGAGTACTTCAGGCCCATTATGATTATTCAAAAGCGGATGAAAAGGAGGGCTTGAAGCGGACATATATCTATGCGGGAAAATACAAAGTAATGGGCAACGATGCGGAGCCCCTGACCCGTGAGGCCCAGGACTATATGCAGGAAGGGGTTGATTATCTGTATAGCATTTTTGTTAATACCGTGGCCCGTAATATGGGCGTGTCCGTGGACACGGTACTTGAGGACATGGCCGATGCCCGCATTTTTATAGGCAGGCAGGCACTTGAGGCCGGTCTGGTTCATGAGATGGGAAATTTCGAAATGGCAATGGAAACCGCCCTTGATATGGCTGACATGGGCTCAAGATATATTTCCACAACCGGGGCCGCGGTCCCTACAAAAAAGGAGGATGACACTATGTTCAAGATAAAAAACAAGGCCGGGGATGAGACTCCGTTGACACTTGAGATTTTACAGGCCGATTA